AAAAACGAAAAATATACCCGTTACAGGTGTAAACAAAGTTACAACGCTGTAATCAAACAGAAATAAGGCAAAAAACCGTAACTTATTTTGTAACTCCATACTAAAGATAGGTGTTACATTGGCAGTTTTTTGGCCCAAACGGTTAAGCAGCCTTCTGCGTTAAGCCAAATCTCCACAAAAAAATATTAAAAATGTTTCTCTGGCGGGGTATACTATATGTTGTTAGAAGGTATTGTATAGTTAACGTTCTGGAGAGGCCCGTGACTGAGAAAACAGCCGAAGACTTTGCAAAGCTGCCTAAGAAAACTAAACGCAAGAAACCGCGTCCACCTTTGGCAAAACACGTTTATTTAAACGACGATGTTAGAGAGGCCCAGAGGCGCGACCCGCGAGGCCGGAAGTTCGCAACGCTAGATTCCCCCCTTACGCGTAAGCAAGAGCTTTTTGTAAAAGAGCTTGTGAGCAACGACGGTCACATAACCTACAAGGAAGCCGCGATAAGAGCGGGCTATCCTGAAAGTTCCGCTCACACCCGCGCTTATGAGTTAACCAACCCTAACAAGTGCCCGCACGTTGTTGCTGCCATAAAGCGGTATCGGAATGAGTTAGATCAGCGGTTTGCGATAACTTACTCTCGACACGTCCGTGACCTTCAGAAAATCCGTGACGTGGCCCTCGAAAACGGGGCGTACAGCGCGGCGGTACAGGCTGAGTATAGACGAGGACAGGCGCAGGGTGATATATACGTCAGCAAGGCGGAGATCAGGCACGGCAGTATCGACAACATGAGCAAGGAAGAGGTAATGAAAGCACTGGATGACTTAAAGGAAACCAATGGCGCAGACATTATCGACGTTACCCCAGCCGAAGATTCCGACGGAAGCGGCGTTTTACCAGCAGTTGAGGACAGCAGCAAAAAGGATTAGGCCCCAGTTAAGCCTCACTCGAATAGAGAACTCTGTGGGGCAGGGAATACCAGACCTTATGATCTGCGACGAACGCGGGCTTTTTCATTTTGTAGAATTAAAGTTTTGTAAGGCTAACGCGGTTCGGTTGAGCCCGCATCAAGTTTCTTGGCTTACGAGGCACCGACACAGTAGTAGTTGGATATTGGTTAAGCAGCATCAGAACTGGGGAAAGAAACCCACTGTTCTTTTGTATCGCGCAGATCAGGCTATCGCGGTCAAAACAGATGGCTTAAAAACCAAGCCTGTGTATGAAGGCACAAATCCTTTTGATTGGTCTGCCATTTTGGACTTGATAACTCCCATATAATCGCATATGGTTAGGGAATTAGCAAAATGGAGAACACGCTATGAAACCACAAGAGATATTCAACAAAGCGGCGGTTCATTTGATGGGCATGGAAGGCCCGTCATTGGATCAGGACAATGACGCTTGCGCATACCGTGGCAAGGACGAAGACTGTGAGTTTAACGGCCAGATGTGTGCGGTTGGCTTGTTTATTGCCGATGAGCATTATTACGAGGACTTTGAGGGTTGCGGCATAGCTGGCGGTGAGTTTGCTAATATTATTGCTGCCGCTGTAGCGAAGTCGTGGGGTCAAGATGACTTAACTGACGAACAGATACGTTTGTTGATTGATTTACAGAACGCGCACGACGAGGCATCTAGACCAACGTCCCGCGGGTTTCTAACTGACCTTACTTGGTCTCAGAGCATTGTTGCCGCTTTAGAAGGTGTAGCCACCAAGTTTCACCTACGCTTTGATCCGAAGGGGGCCAGCGCATGAGTTTAAACTATGATTTATGCGGCGTTAAAGCCGACTACAAAGACGATGCTGTCTGGCCTATCACCAGTGCTTTAATTTGGGGCACCATGTCGGTTGGCTTAAATGCGATTACGGAAAAGAACTGGGAAGAATTTTATGTCCGTTGTCACGCCATAGAAACCATCAATGGGGCTTGGCTTCGCGATAAGGATTTAAAAGGACGACCAATCACGGCAGAGGATGTAAAAAGCCACGTCGGATTGCACACTAACGCCAGCACTCGAACTAAGGCCCAGTTCCAGAAAGATATATATCTGCGTTTTGTGGATCAGGCTAACCGCAACATAACGCTGGATTTAAAAACCACCGAAGAAAGGGAGAACGCCTAACCGATGTTTATTTTTGAATTGATAGGTCGATTGCTTTACGGCAGCGATTACGAGGAATTGAGCAAGAGAGCGAACCGCAAAAAACCAACGCGGAAACGCCGACGATAGAACTTTAGAAACTGCCCGCTTTACAGGCGGGCTTTTTTCTTTTATAGGTATGGGACATTGTATAGCTTGGAGAACACTATGCCGAACGTAATCTATAAGAAATATTCCGTTTTGGGTCAGCCTAGATACTGGAACCGACGCACAAAAATGTGGACAAAATGGCTTTCTAAAAGTTGTCATTACCCGACGCACCACGGCGCGTTGCGCGTTTTGCATGGCCGTCGTTACGCGCCTTGGTGCGTCAACCACCACGCAGAATACGGGGTTCAGACGCTATGCTAAAAACCGTCGAATATAGCCGCGCAAAAAAGACGCGGGGAATTGCAGTCACATATAGAGCGGGCGATGGTAGCAATTACGGAACTTGCCCCGCTAGTTGTGAACTCAACCCGAGCGGTTGCGGGTCGTCAAAAATAGACGTTGATTATCTTGACGCTGTTTTAGATTCCAAACCAGTAAAAGGCGTGTCGTTCACCTATTCCCATTTTTCGCCGTTACACTGGAAAAGAAAACTTGCGGCAAATAAAACGGTTATAAACTACAGCGCAAAAACGGCAGAAATCGCGGCAAAGTTTATGCGCTTTAAAGTGCCTTGTGTTGTGACAGTTGGCGAAAAGTTTTGGCAAGGTAAAAATAAACGCTTTGTTGATGGTGCGTTGATGGTGCGTTGTCCTGCCGAAACAATCGCGGGCTTTAGTTGTGCCGATTGCGGCAATGGTGATCCACTATGCGCAAGGCTCGAAAGAAGTTTTGCCATTGGCTTTACTGCCCACGGTGCAGGTAAAAAGAAAGCCGCCAACCCAGATGAGGCAGGCGGTTGCTATGCCGGTTTGGGAAACGTTTTGCTTCACTGGACAGCGACAGCCGCTCAGGATCAGGACGAAACCGACGGGGATAAATTGCGACGTTTTGTTTCTGGATTGCCGCCCCGTTCAATAATCCGGCATCATATTGCAGGCGATATTGGCGAGGAAACGCACGATTAGAAATTTCCGCTTGATTATGTATGCGGGTTTCTATATGAAGGGGGCGGGGCAATCCTGCCCCTTTAACTTTGGAGACTTACACAATGTCACATTCGATTGAGAACACGCACGGCAGCTTGACCCAGTTAATGCAAAAGGTACAAGATCAAGCCGCCCGCAAGGCAGACTTTCTAACCCCGACATCAGACTTGCAGAAAGTAACCAACACGGAAACACGCGAGCCTGAATTGATTATTGAAGCAAAAGGCGGCGAACCCACACGCCACTTAAAAATGAATAGCGTTGCTTTTCAGCAACTAGCCGCGCATTGCGATATTGAGGCCCGCACCGCCCGCCGCCTTCAAACACATTATCCTTTTGAGTTCGACAACCTTATCAACGCTCACTTTGATCAGGAGCCCAAGCGGAAAATGCTCCGTACTTTTTTGGACACCGACGAAACGAACGGCACGGCTAGAGCTTTGCTTTCAGACCGGTTTAAATGTTTTGACAACGAGAATATGATCGAGACTATTTTGCCACCGTTGATGGAAAACGACGCCCAGTTACAGGTCGTGAACGCAAAAATTAGCGACTCTAAACTATACATGCGGTTTAAATCGCTTGTTCACACCGGAGCGGGGGCCAACGTTTCAGATATTATGGCGAACGGTGTTGGCTTTAGTAATTCGGAAACGGGTCAAGGATCAGTGACGGCATATCAACTGTTTTGGACGCTTGCCTGTCTCAATGGCATGCAAACCGAAAACAAAACTCGGAGCAGCCATATCACCAGCGCTCGCGATAGCGACGATTGGGGCTTGTTATCGGGAGAGGCGCAAGCCGCAGACAACCGCGCATTAAATCTAAAATTGCGTGATCTTGTATCCGCCTATTCATCGCGCGAGATGTTTGACCAAGTTTTAGACCAGATGAAAGCCGCCGCCGCCGACACAATCGAAGGCGAATATTCTGTGGCAGACACGGTCAATAATCTTGGCACCGTTATGCGATTAACCAAAAAAGAAACGTCAAATGTTTTGGACGGTCTTATGAGTACGATAGGACAAGCGGGCTATGAGAACCACCGCCCGTTGTCGCGGGCAACGTTGATTAACG